ATAGACGCCCCCCTCGTGCAAATAGAATAAGGAATGCCCCCCATTAGAACGTCTGTACTAGTTGTTTACGGTCGGTGTGCGCCTTGCGGCTGTTGCACGAGAGGCAGAGCAGCTGCGCGTTCTCCCAAGTGTGCGTGCCACCCTGACTAAGTGGCTTGATGTGATCAAGGGTCGCCCAGTCGTATCGCTTCTCAGCGCGCTGAGCGCGTGGCGTCTGTGGGTGCTGAGTCTTGATGCCGCAGGTCTGGCAGATGCCTTCGTCTCTGAGGTAGATAGACAGGGTTGTAAGCGTTCGGTCGCCGGCTTCTACGGCTGCTCGACGGCGAGCGATGTACCGATCCGTTGATGCCTTCCCAGCCTTCCAACCTTCTGGGGTCCAAGGTCGGCCTCTTGCCTTGCAGGTGGCCTTGCCGCAGTATTTGCGGCGCTGATCAGATGTGTCAAAGCTCTCTTTGCACACTGGGCATTGCTTGCTCACGACTCGATGTCTCGCCTCTGCGGGTTGTGACGCCCTTCTAAGTCTCAGGCTGCAATCACCCAAGTGGCCGCGTTGGTCTGGGTAAGTTCGTCCAAAGTAATCCCCGCACCACGCGCAGGTCCCTATGCCGTTCGGAGGCAGCCAGAACGATACTGCCTTGCGTAGTCGCTCTTGATGATTGACCGGCTGCGTGCTTGGCGTGTTCTCTGGCCTGCCAAACTGTCTATTGCGCTTGGCAAGACGACCGCACTTGTCATCGCAGTAGCGAGGCTGCTCAAAGTTCCTGTTCATCTTGACTGGCTTCTCACACGCAGCGCACGGCTGGCTTGGCAATCTATCGGCTGCGTCGGCAGGAAGTTCACCGTTCCTTATAAGCCGGCAGAGCTGACTGCAGACGAAGTCATCCTCGCGTGCGTTCTGATGCAGCGGCCGTACCGTGCCGCAGACTGAGCAGGGAACTTCTTTCACTTGCCCTTCTTAGCCCTGCGCTGCGCGCGGTTAGGGGTCGGTGCTGCGCTCGGCTTCTTGCGCGCCGTCATCAACTCGATGAGCGGCTTCCAGTCAGCGGCGTAGACCTTCACCTGGTCGTATCGTTCCATCGCAGCGGAGACCGCCCCCCTGTCTACCCGCCCTCCCTTCGTCTCTTCGTAAACTTCCTGCAGCGCAGTGACGATGGCAGGCACGTTCGGGATGGCAAAGAACGATGTCTGGAACTCATCCCACACGCGTTGGACTGGGACGGTCTTGCAGTGCGGCCCGATCAACTCAGGCTGCGCGCTGAAGTCAGAGACGATCACTGGCGTGCCGCAGGCTTGGCTCTCCACTGCAGGGATGCCGAAGCCTTCGCCCATCGAGGTGAGCAGCTGCACGTCGGCAGCCGAATACATCTGCGCGATGGCGTCCTGCGGGATGCCGTTGCGGAAGTGGACTGGGTGCGGATAGCGCACGCGCTGTTGGTCAATGCCGAGGCTTGCCACGAGGCGCGGGATGTTTACCCCTTCGCTGTGTCCGTTCGGCTCAGTGTGAATCATCCAGTAGACGTCAGGTCGGTCGCGCATAAAGGTTGCCATTGCGTCAGCCATCTCACCGAACGCCTTACGGACTGGGATGCGTCCACGATTGGCAGCGTTGGTCACGACGAGGAAGGCGTCCTCTGGGATGCCCATTGCCTGTCGTGCGCCCTTGTCTCGGTCGTAGAAGACAGCGCGGTCAATGGCGTGCGGGATGTAGGTCAGTTCCTCTTTTGGCACGCCAGCCTTCAGGAGTCTGTCCTCACCGAAGCGGCTCATTGCGATGACGTGATGCTTGCCTTCCAGTGCAAACTTGGCAACGCCAGGTGGCACTGGGTCGTGGTCAATGGGTGTCCAGCAGGCAAGATTGAGTTCCTTGAATGCGTCCACGCCGTTGAGCGGCCAAAGGTCAAAGAGGATGACGCCGAAGCCTGGCTGGTCGCCGACCCACGCCTTGATGTTCTCAGGTGCAGCGTCAAGCGAGTAGCGGATCAGACCTTCAGGAAAGATCGGGTGACCGTGTGAGCAGTTCATCATCACGGCAGCGCCGTGGTTCGCGCTGATCGCAACCTCGTGTCCGTCTCTCACCATCTGATGCACGACCTGTGCCGTCTGCATCCCATAGCCCGAAGGGATGTGGCAAGCGTTTGAGTACCACGCGATGCGGCTCATTGTCCTCTCTCCTCTGCTCCTACTTGTGCTTGGTCAAGCGACCGTGGCACGGTCTGCATACTACCCGAAGCCTGTGTTCTGGGGCTAGTAGCGGACCGCCTTTGCTGATCGGATCAAGGTGGTCAACCGTCAGGTTGCGGGTTGTGCCGCACACCTCACACCAGCCGCGCTTGCTCCTGATCTGGCTGCTCAGCTTCTTCCAGGCTGGGTCAAGGTAGGGGTTGGGTCTGCCCTCTTTCCACCGGCTCTGTGCCGCCGCTCGATGTGTCTGGCATCTGTTGCCCACCATCGTCAGCACGCCGCAATCAAGGCACGGCCGCTGAAAGGTCACGGCTTCGGGAACTCAGGCAGAGGCAGCCCAGGCGCGATCACCTTCGCCAAGTGATCCACCACGCGCTCGGTTGCATCCTCGTAGAGCGGGTCATAGATAGCCCACGCGATCTTACCGAACGCTTCCTCCATCGCCTCAACAGTCTGATCGAGTCTGGCTGTCACGACGTGCAGCATCTCGTGCACGAGCACCTCGCGCTGAAGTTCTGGCGTCTGCTTCCAGAAGTCGTGGCTCACGCGCAGCTCTGCGGTCTCAGCCTGTGCGTGCGGGTTGATGTCAGCCCACGCTTCTACGTCTGACGCATCACGAGCCACGGTGATCTTCCAGTAGGTGACGTTCATTGCGGCTTGCAGCTCAGCGACATACGCATCCAGCGCGTCGTATTTGTCCGGCTGCTGCTTAGTCGCCACGTGTCCTCCTGTCCTCGTGAAGTAAGCCTGCCGATGGGAGGACTCCACCGGCAGGCGATGGGCCGCGCCGAAGCGCAGCTCGCCGCCTAGTCTACGGCTTCCGCCACACGGTCACGTAGGACTCCAGCAATGGGCGCACGCCCAAGCTCAGGAGCCAGTCACGAACGAAGCGGTGTTTGCCGTGGGTCTCGCTCTTGCAGTCATCCACAGCAATCAGGCATCCAGACGGCAGTCGTGGGTAGATGCTGGCAAGTTCGGCGAGGTGATGGGTGGGTGACTCAATGCCATCAGTCAGGTCAAACGAATCCAGATACAGGAAGTCCAACTGCTCAGGGTGCGGGATCATTCGCAGCCCTTGCACGGAGTCAATGCACTGCACGTCCACCAGCGGCGCCACGCTCTTGGCATATGCCACGGCGCTTGGGTTGATGTCAAAGGAGACGGCGCTACCGCCGGTGCGCTCGATGATCCAGTTCCAGACCTGCGTGCTCTGTCCATCTCCGTTCCAGTTATCTCGCTCACGAGCGCAGCCAGTCTCTGCAATGTGGACTGGACCTTGCTTGGCGAGCAGATAGTAGGCAATGATCTTGAAGGCTGGCCAGCGGTGCTCTTCTCCAACGGCGCGCTTGAAGGCGCGGTCAAACTCGGCGAGACTCATTCCCCTGACACCTTGTAGGAGTTGGTTGAGCAGGTCACGTTGAAGACCAGCCCATTGACCTCTTTCAGTTTGTCGTCCACTGCCCCAGCCAGCCCGCACAACTTGCAGACGGCAACCCAGTCCTCGTCAGCCACGAGGGTGTCAAAGCCGTGCGGATACTTGGCACGCGCCTCCTGCTCGTCCAGCTTCTCGTCAATCATCAGGGACTGACCGAGGGTCATTGTGTTCTGCTCCCAGTCAATCACGTGCTGCAGCGCGTCCTGCGCGAGCACGGTCGCTGCGTGCATCGCTGCGCCGCGCCAGCCCTCTCGGTTGATCTGGTATCGCTCTTTGGTCATCCCGCGCGGCTTGGTATCTCGCTTCTTCTTGGCTTTGTTGGTGTGCGGCCGCAGCATCTCAATGGTGCGCCAGCCGTCCTCTGCAACAGCGCCGAAGAGTCCGATGAAGCGTTGCTCGACTTCCTCCGGCACGCGGCGCTCTTCAGCGACGTAGGCGTAGCAGGAGCGGCGGCTGATCTCTAGCGCGTCAGCGAGTGCCTCAATGCGCCCGCGTGGGGTCTTGCGTGGGAATGCGTGCCTGGCGATGATCCTCATCCAGTCGCCACGAATGGAACGAACGGTTCGCATAACCCTCCCTCTGCTCAGGGACGAGTGTCATCCCATTCGGTGATTATGACGCGCACGACCCCAAGATGCAAGTCGCGCAGCGCGGCAAACGCCTTCGGCGACAAGTCAACGCTGCGGCTGCGCTTCGTCCACTTGCGCTTCAGGTCTTGCTTGCAGCGCGCACAATGGTCAATCACGAGCGCATACACACAACGTTCTGGCTGGTCTGCGCGACAGACCTTGATCTGGTAGGGGTCGTCGCCCCACCTAAACGATCCGACGGCCGCATAGAACTCCCAGCCTGCGCGCGTGTAGAAGGTGGACTGCTCGCCCTTGCGGTGATAGGTCGCGTCATACCACGACGCGACGCCGCGCACTGGGATGCCGTGAGGCGTCCGCACTGGCACACTTGGATGGACGGTCAAGATGACCGCCATCAAGAGTGCAATCACTCAGGCGGCTCCGCTGCGACGAACCAATCGCAGAAGTCGTCAAGGTCAAGGATGATCACGGCACGACGGCGACCACCGCCAACGCCAGGGCTGTCGCCAATCACCAAGCCCCGCAACTGATCGCCCTTCACCGGCACTGTCTGCAACCAGTTCCACTGGCGCTCGCTGAAGCTGCCGCCCACCTTGCACTGCACGGCGAGCCAGTCGTTGGCAACGTCTTGCTTGCCGCCGAACTGACCGACGCGCTGACCAAGCAGGCGCTTGGCAACCTCGCGCTCAAACGCATTGCCACGAGCGCGGCTGTTCTTCCCCTTGCGGCTCTTGGCTGGGTCAATCATCTTCTTGGTGGCTTCGTCCTTGAAGTAGCCCATCAGACGAGCCTCGCCAGCAGCGCAGTGCCGCCGTCGCTCAAGGTGAAGCGGCTCGGCTGCACAATCATCACGCCGTGCTTGATCAGGTCAGCGTTTGTCTTGCGGTTGCCGATGCTCTCGTACAGGAAGAACCAGCCGTCTGGCGCAATGGCATCGGCGTAGCGTTGGCTCAGGATGCACCAGACTCGGCCAGAGACTCCTGGCTCGTAGCACCACGCATCGGGACCCTCCTGGACGGCGATGACCTGATCGTCAAGAAACGGAGCCTTCCGCTCGATGCGGTTCACTTCACGCAGCTCCTGTGGTACCAGGCGAAGCGGGTGTGCCGCTTGTTGGCGACAAAGGTGATCACCTTGACGCGCCACGACTCCTTCAGCGTGTTGAGCACGCCAGCGCAGGAGCCGCACGAGGTCAGCCTAAAGACAGGCTCCTTGCGCGGTCCACCTCGCTGTGCTTTTACTGCTGCCACATTGTGCTCCTTGCGATCCAGACCACGGTGGCAATCGCCACGATGAGGTAGATGGTAGCGGCTCCACCGCCGCCGTTCTTACTCACTTTCGGCAGAGTCGCCGCGATCAGGAAGGCGAGCATCAGGTTCAGACCAGCGATAAACACGCCGAGGCTGTCCCAGCCGCTCAATGCCCGACTCCGTTGAGCACGCAGACAAGGCGCTCGACCATCTTCTCAATCGCCTCCTGCGCGGTTGCGCCGGTGGAAGTGATCTCGCCATCCTCGTCGTCAAGGATGACCGTCCAAACGCCGTCAATCTGAAGGCAGTCCTGGACTCGATAGCCGACCTGCGCGGCCAGCACTTCAAGCTCGTTCATACAACCTCCTCCATCGCATCAGTGATCTGACGATACGCCTCTTCTGTTGAGATCTCCGAGGTGTCCACCGTAAGGTCTGCCCTGCTGTCTGTCCAGCCTCTTTCCGTGATGTCAGCGGCTCCATACAGGTTGCCGCCCACCCTCTCGCGCCTGACCTCCTCCGAGGCTGTCAGCCGAACGATAAAGATGTCTGGGTCAATGGCTCGGAGGTACTGCACCTCGGCATCTAGCCGCACGTCATCCACCACGACCCCGAAGCCGATCCGCTTCAGCTCAAAGTAGTCCTTGCGCCAGACCCGCAGCCAGAAGTGCGTGTCTACGCCTCGCATCGCCGCACCAATGTCTTGCAGCAGTTCTCTGCCGGTCAAGGTGCTGTCGCCAAAGTTGCGGCTCACGGTGATTGACTCGCTCTTGCCGAGGTCGTTATACGCCATCGCAGCAATGTGCTTGATGGCATCCGCAATGCCGTGCCGACGGTACTCACGATGCTCCACGAAGAGCGACGCGATGGTGGACTTGCCGCTCCCTTGCGGCCCAAGAATCGCCAACGACCTCACGGCAGCCTCATCGCTTCTACGACCGGCAGGAAGCCGACCACCTTGACGACCTCCTCCGTGTTCTCAAACTGCGTCGTCGCTGGCATCAGGCGAGGCTCCCAGCTCGGCTCCTTCACGCGGTACAGGTCCCAGGCGAAGATGCCCGCTGGCGTGCTGTTGATGTACGCAGGTCGCGCTGACCGCTTCCCTGCCTCCTCGATGAGCCAGTCGTACTTCGCCTGCTCAATGAGCATCTCTGGGTAGTGCGTCTCTCGGCACTTCAACTCCAAGATGAAGTCCACTCGTGCAAAGGGAAGGCCGTACCACGCCGTGCAGTCCCAGTGGCTGAAGCCGTACTCCATCCGCTCAAGGTGAGGCACACTTGTGTTCTTCAGGTGATCTAGTAGCTCTTGCTCAGTCATCCTTGTCCTCCAAGAATCTCTCGCAAACTTGCGGGTCGTTTAGTAAGAGTCTCTCTCTTCTCTCTCTCTGCTCTCTCTCTGCTCTGCTCTATAGCGTGACCAAACCGTGACACAGGGTCTTTTTGAGCACGAGCGCGCTGTTGACGTTGAGCCGACGTCGGGTCGACCTGCCATCGAGACCAGTTCGAGACTGCCACGACACCGCCTCCAGACACGTCCAGCAAGCCCTCGGCAATGAGTCGAGGCACTGCCCGACCAAGCCTCGGCCCGATGATTGCGGCGAGGTGTGTTCGGTCGCGGAACTCCCCTCCCTTCCGCATCTCCTTCGCCACCTCAAGGATGGTGATAAACGCTCGGAACTGCGTGTCAGTCAAGCTGGCGATCACCGCATCTCGGTGCGCTCCTGCTGACCACTTGATCCATAGACTCATTTCGTCCTCCTCTTCCTCAGCCGTTAGAACGGCAACTCTTCAAGGTTGTCCTCTGGCACGAGCTTCGGTCCTGAGTCCGCAGACTTCTTGGCGTTCAGGAACTTGGCACTCGGCTTCTCTCGGCAATACGAGCCGTCAGGTGCCTTGTGGCTCGCAGCCCAGAACGCTTCGTAAGGCTTGCCGCTGACCTTGCTGATGCCTGCTGGCTTCAGCGTCCAAGACTCGCCGTGCGAGCAGCGGTCATCGTCCACGCCCGCCGCAAACAGGATCGCCGCCTTCGCCGCGATGATGTCGTCGTCAGATGCCCTCGTAGAATCAACGGAGACCCCTGTAGGAGCCACGGAGCGGGGCGCAACCCCACGAGGTGGTACTTGGACACCCTTTTCTGGCGAATAAAGGCTCCTGCCCACCCCAACCTGAGCGGCGCACCTGCGGAGCGCGTCAGAAGCTGCGGACTTGAGCGGCTCGTCATCCTGAGCAGAGTTGGGGTAGCCGTTGTCCTCGTGCGTCAACCAGACGCCCTCGACAAGTATCTTCAACTTGCCTTTGACCACGCCGCGAGCGAGATCAACCGGCTTATTCTTGAACTGCCATCCACCAATGGTTAGCACATCAGTGAGGCGCTGGGCGACGGCCCGAGCGTCCACATACGTGAAAGTCATTCCTGCCCTGCCAGGACGATGCTTTAGGTCCTTGTCGCTGAACGGAGCCTCTAGTTCTGTTGCAATCTGCGCTGCGGTCTTGCTCACTTGTCCACCTCCTCTGTTCTAAACCTGAACACTCGTGCGCCTGCTTTCTCTTGGGTGAGGCGCTTGACCGCTTCGGCGTAGGTGTCTGGCGCGACTGCGTGCAGCGTCTCTGCAACTTTCTCCCAGTCCGTCTTGACCGACGCCTTGTTCTGCTTCCAGGTGGCTGACCACCCTTGACCAACGATGCCGACCTTCTCGCCGATGGACTCCTTGAGACCGATGGCGAGGTTCTGGAGTTCTTGGTCCAGCAACTTTGACTCGTACTGCTTCTCGGCGTAAAGCCCAGCCAGCCGGTCAAGCGAGGTGTCAGCCTGCGCGTAGTCCTCGCTCGTCTGCGGCACCACCTGCGCCAGCGCGTCGCTGTCCTCGCCCCAGAGCGGTGGTGCCGTGTCTGTTGCGAGTAGGTTGCGGAACTCCACTGCCTTCGCGTAGAGCTGCGTCTGATAGTTCACGTCAGCCTCAACCCGCTCGATGCGGAAGACGAGACCACCGAGCAGGACTGCGATGTCGCACCACGGCGCAGCCGTCACGAACATCTGCCACTGCACCTGAGCCACCACCTCTGGCGGCACTGGGTGCAGACTCCAGCGCGGTGAGGTGCTGGTCTTGATCTCCACCAAGCCGTCCTCGCCGACGATGGTGCGATCGAGGGACGCCATCACCCACGGCAGTTCCTTGAGTCGGACAATGCCGTTGCTGCGGCGCAGCTCGCGGCCAGTTTCCATCTCGTAGAACTCAGCCACCGCGTTCTCCAGCAGGATGCCGCGAACGGCGGCTGGTCCCACTGGGTCTGGCGTGTATTTGCCCAACTTCTCTGCCCAGAGCTGGTACGGCGTCTTGTATGGATTCAGCCCCGCGATTACCGACACGTCGGTCGCCGTGATGCCGTCAGCCCGAAGTGCGAACCACTCAGGACTGCGCTGCTCTGCCTTGACAAACTCGTATTGCTTGCTCACGCCTTTGCCTCCTTCTTTGCTCCTTCAAACAGGCGCTTTGCTTCTTCAAGTCTTACGCCGCCTTCAGGCTTGTAGATTTGCACGAGCGTCTGATAGTGCCTGACAAGGCACGGCTTGCAGAGCCGCTGCCCAAGACCAGGCTTGACCTCGGTTTCACATTTCGCGTCGCAGAGGACGCACTTCCACTTGATCACTTGCCCTCCTTCTTTGCTCGATCTTTCTTTGCCCAGCCCTCGCCAGTGAAGACGATGGCGGCTGGCGTGTAGACCATCCGCATCCAGCGGCCGCACTTCTCGCAGCGCGGGTTGTAGACGTTCTGGATTGAGTGCGTGTGTTCCTCTCGGTGTCCGCAGTCGCCGCAGCGGTACTCGTACACTGGCATTAGCCAAGCACCGCGAAGAGGAACACCACGAACGCAAAGCCCCAGATGCCGATGGCGAGGTCCATCAAGCCCTGTGCGCGCCTGCGCTCGTCCGCAAGGATGTCGGTCTTGATTGCCACTCGCTTGTAGACCAGTGGCTGCGTCTTTCGGTTCAGCTTCATCGCATTGACCCCAGCGCCAACATCAGCACCATTGCTGCGATGAACGATGCGACTGCGAGTGAGTCCAAGATCATTGCCTTCACTTTGCTGCCTCCTTCAACTGCTCGAATGTTGTTTCGCCGGCAGAGATGCGAGCAATCTCGCTCCACGCGATTGGCGCGTGTTCTGCAACTGGCTTCTCATTGCGCTTCGGACGAACGCCCAGCTCAAAGATGAGCGATGGAAGTTCGGTCGAGGTAGGGTCGCCGACTACGAAGACGGCGTGTCCCTTGCGCTCGCTGCGGCTGACCCAGCCGTGTGTCTGGCTCATCAGCGCACCGCCTGCGACTCAGCGGCCACCGTCTCAGCCAGTGCGTACTGGATGAAGTCGTGGCGAAGCTGCAGGTTTGTGATCTTGACCTTGACGCTGCCGGTGTCGGCGATGGTCATCCCGCCGACCTTGCGAATGTGTACGACGATGCCGCGCGGAAGGAAGTGGCCGTGCTTTGCTGGCACGCTCTTCATTGCGATGTACTTGCCGAGATCCTTGGTCATCGTTTCCTCCTCGTATCGGCCCTGCCGTCTGGCTGGGTTCCTCCCGATGTCACGATGGTAGAGCGTGACGTCACGGCTTGTCAAGCCCCTATTTTGAGCACGAAGTTGGGGTGGTCCTCCCCTGGCTGGAGGAGGTCAGCCAGGGGAGATTAGCCGCCCGAAGGCGGCCTAGTCATCGTCCTCATCTACGAGCTGCAGGATCACCTCGATGCACGCTCGGCAGATGGCATACGCCAAGATCGCAGTATAGCCAGGGGTCAGGCTCACCGACTGTTCGGCAAACCTCCAAACCCTCGTCGTCTCGTTGCAGACTGAGCACGCGCCGTCAGGTGGGCGCTCAGGCGGGTCGTGGACGAACGGAGCCACTAGACCCGAGGATCTCCTGCTGTGCAAGGCAGAACTCGCAGGTCATCCCAGCCGAAGCGACTCACCGTGAAGGTGAGCAGCCCAGCCGGAGCCACGACGCCAGCCTGCTCCGTGAACCACTGCGAGCCACCATCAAGCGCAGGCGCTTGGAAGTGCGTGCGCTGTCCTGACTGCTTCACTGCAAGGTGGTGGTAGTGACCAGTGAGCAGGATGTCAGCGTCGCCGATTGGCTGCATCCCGAACGCCTGCTTGCCCCACCACGACTCAGCCGATCCCTTGACCTGATGGCCGTGTGCTAGTCCGAGGATCGTGCCGTGAACATCTAGCGTCAGCGTCAGTTCGTTCTTCGGGAAGACGAACGCGATGTGATCGTAGGCTGGGTTGGCGCGAATAATCTCGCCGACCTGCTCCATCACCGCTACGTCGTCGTTGTCCCCGAAACTCGTGTACGCCTTGCCGTTCGCTCGGTTCTCGCCGTGGTTGCCCGGCACAGCTGCGACGATGATCTGCGGGGCGAAAGTCGCCCAGTGCATCAACGCCTTGACCAAGATGCGGCGCAGAACAGTCACCTGCTCGCGTCGATCTAAGTCAGCCTGGAACGCCTGCATCGCGTAGTGACCAGAGCAGGATTCAACTAAGTCGCCAAGTCCGACGACGACCATCTTGTCCAGCGGCCGTCCTGTCTTGACGAGTTCCTTCCAGCGATGTTCCACCTCACCGATCCCAGCAAGGAAGCGCGACACGATGCCAGCGGAGCCTCCACCTTCGCCCTTGCCCATCTGGAAGTCCGAGAGTGCGACCACCATTGCCGAGCCGACATCCTTGACGATGGGCTTGCGTGGCTTGAACTTCTTGATCTCGCTGATCAGCGTCGCAACATCGCCGTCTACGCCGACGCGCTTCTGAATGACCTTGCCCTTCCACTGCCGGTTCAGCGTCCCAAGAGGGTCGCCCCAGACATTGAAGAGAACAGGCTCCACGACCTCAAAGAGATCAGGGTTCAGTCCCCATACTCGGAGGACGGTCGTCCAGTCAGGCGCGTTCTCTGCAGGCAGAGCGTTCGTGGTGATCGTCCCCTCTTTGCCGTTCCACGCGACGCCAGGCTCCCAGCCTTCAGCGTGTTCTCGGCGAGGCTTCTTGCCTGCATCCAGTTCTTGCTGGACGTTCAGAAACTCAATCAGATCTTCTGACATCTGCAGTCTCCTCTCCTATGTCGCTGGATGTTGTAGTCAGCCCACTTCTGACCCCGAAGTTCGCACCATTTCTGGATTGCCCTTGCGGTGATTCGTGCGGCCGCCAATGCCTCGTCTAGCGCCTTGCGATCAGAGTCCGAGATGTCAAGCAACTGGTAGCCGCAG